TCAGATACAGACTTTAAACCCATCAAAGCCGATAAATAGCTTGATGATTCATAGGTGATAGTATCTTTAATCCATTGAACTTTGACTAAATCATTAAAAACACGTTCGCCCTCTTTTGTAAGTAGCTGAAAGTAGATAATATGCGCTCTCAATAACCCATCATCATAATATGTCAAATCAGTAGTTGAACCATCGGCTTCTTTTACTGTTTTAACTTTCTTAGATAATTCTAATGCGTTGTCGTGGTCTTGCCCAGACATAACACGGTAATAGACGTGATGAAGTTTTCCACCAACTACCATATCAGCAGAGCGAATATCAGTACCTTCTTTTTCTAATGCTTTTAATAATTTATTCATAGTTTCTAAATAAAAAAAGGGGAACTTAATCCCCTTAAAATTACGCTATTGTTAGTGCGCCAGTACCTTCAAAATTGAAAGTAACTTCCACAATACCATTAACATCATTTGTAACACTTTGACTTGTAATGTTTGCTGAACCACTATACTTATCGTATGAGCCAGTTCCACCGCCAAGTTGTAAATCTAAAGCAACTGTACTACCAGCAGTTAAGCCAGTTTGTAAAGCACCTTCAGCAGTACCACTTGCATCAAAGATTGCTGTAATAGAACCAGACCAACTATTTAAAGTTGCTACAGACTCTTTCCAACCATTTGAACCAAAATCAGTAGTATCAACAGTTTCTTGATTGATGTCTAAAGAAAACGCTTTCGCATTACCCATAGCACCAGAAGCAACTGTTACACTTCCCTCGTGTCCTTTAATAGCCATATTAAACTCCTTGTTTTATTGTTGTAAATGTAATCAGAAACCCGCGCTCTTGTCTTTCAACATTAGCCGTAAGTTCATCATAGCCACGCAAATCAATTGTGTAGTCTGGGTCAACATAACCAGTTTCAATATAAAAATCTCTGAAACCAGTTGTGCGCCCATCATCTAAAATAGAATGAATCTTTTTGTCAGTAAATGTTTTATCACTCAAAAACAACTCAAATATTTCGTTAGTGTTGTAAACAGCACGTCCAAACATTGATAAATCTTCATTTATTTCAACAGATTTGTCTAACTCTCTGAACTCACGATTATTAAGCGTGTCGTTCCTTGTCAATTTATAGCCTTTTGTTTTTAACAGCGTTATCATTTTGTCAATACCACTTGATTAGATTGCTTCTTTTCCGCTTCTTCAATCGTACCATCTTCATCAGTATCATAATCAGCCTTTATAGTGGTCAACTCACTTTCGTAGTTTTCCTTAAAGACTAAGTAAGATTCGTGATAAATATCATCAGTATCAGCATCTTGACGTTTAGCCATACAGATCAACTCTAAACACTTGGTCAAATGAAGTTCTTTCACTTGAGCAGTTGTTAAGAATAAATCAATGTCTAACCCTCTATTACGCAATTCGTTCTTGATAATGTCATAAGCACGATCAATATAAGTTGTGTAATCAAGATAAACGATACCAAACCCAGTAGATGAATCCACCGCATTAGATACCGCACCGAAACCGAATGTACCAGTTGAATCAGTGTATGAAGTAACAGTCGCATCAACACCAGCGTTATCACCAGTAATAAAGCCAATAGTAGCACCAACTATCTCTGCTTGTACAAGGTCAGTTAAACGACCAGAAACAAGTGTTGTAGTTGAGCCAGAATCAGCCTTTTCGTAGTGGTCAGCCAGTATTGGTAGTGCCGCTATAATATCTGCATTTTTAAGCACCCACGCCATTGTTATACCTCGCTAAAACACGCCAACTCTTTCATAGAGTCGTAATGTCCTTTCTTAGATACAGTAACAGTATCACCACTTTTAAAGGTATAGATACCACCATCAATGCCGTGTGAGCCATCACAAAGTGCTTTCAATTGATGCTTAGTAGCTTTTTTAGCTACTGCTTTTTTAGCTACCTTGCTCATTGATTAAACTCCAGTAAGTACGCGAAGTGCGTTCTGGTCAATTACACCGTATTTCATTACACCATACCAACCAACATTCACAGTACGACCAAGGTTATCTGAACCCTCAACAACACGTAACTGTGGAGATAGAGCAACAGCTTTACCAAGTGCGTTCATACCGAAACAAACAACAGTACCAGCAGTAACATTAGAATCTTCAACGATAGTGAAACCCTCTAAAGCACCAACAATTCCAGAAGTCGCTTGACCAATGTCCGTGTTTTGAGCGATAGTAATGTAATCACCTTTAATGTCAGATACTTGTGATGGATTAACGAAAGCAACGTAACGACCATCTGGGAACTTAGCGATACCAGCATTAGCTAAAGCAGTATATGCTTCACGTAAGTCAAGGTTATCTAAAGTACCAGCAGTGTCAGCAGCGATAGTATTAGTACCAGCTTCCACAGCAGCAAGACCTAACTTGTCAGTTGTTTCACCAAGGTTTACACCAACTAATTCAGCAGATGCTAAGTCAGCTTTACCAGCAGTAGCAATATTAGCCAAGCTAGTTGAAGTGATTACAGCACCGTATTCAGCCATAGTCAAAGATACCTTAGTATCAGTCATAGTAGTTGAACCCGCTTCAGTACCATCAGTTAATGGAGTTGTCGCAGCAGACATACGTGAGAACACGGTGAATGCGATTGAAGATGCCATATCGTCTTGACGAATAGTAGTGTAAGCATCAATTTTATTGTAAGAGTTACCAGAAACGATAACCGCTTGATTCATCAAATCTACAACTGAATCTGATAAAAGCGTTTTAGTATTTACAGCCATTTTATTTCTCCTAAGAAATTATTTATAATTCATTCTGGAGTGCGTATAGTTCAGCCATAGTTTTAGCAGACTTAACTCGTTCACCAACATCTAATGATGCTCGGTTAGAAGTCGCATCTACTCTCTTTGGTTGTGTATCACCACCAGAAAATAAGTAAGGTTTATCACCTTTTAATTGTTCAATGAATGCTGATTGGTCAAAGTCATCAACAGCACTTGCTTGTGCTAATAAATGTTTGAAGTAATCAGCATCCTTGATACCATTTTCGCTTACAACCTTTTGAACAGCCATATCAGCCTTAATCTCATTGTTGTTTGCTTCCAAGCCTTTGATTGTTCCATTAAGCGTATTGATTAACTCTGCTGCCTTATCCAAATCGGACTTATTAGCTTCATCGTTTTCACGTTTCGCATTAATTAACTCTCGTGCTTGTTCAATTGAATCAACACCTAATTGTTCTGCTAATTCAGACTTTGCTCGGTTTGCACCCTTGCTAAAACCTTTATCAATCAGTTTATCAAGTTTTGATTGTGATAACACCACCTCATTTTCAGACTTAGGAGTTTCGTCTGTGCCGTTTGTATGCTCGTCAGCCATAACATTTACCTCTTTTATATAAAAGTTGTTTTCATAATAACACTAACTCTTTGTTTTTACAATAAATTTACCAAGTTTGCGTTTTATTAATTCTTTTTGTGTCTTATCAAGTCCAAAGAACTTACGCCCATATTTTACTTGATTGCCGTGTGCCTTTTTATTTTCATTTGTATTTGGGAAATATAGCTTAACACCACCTTTTATCTTTTTACGATTAATAGCGTGTAGCATTGTGCCAGTATCAGTTAAATTAACAGTACCAGTCTTGCCGTATCCCTTTGAATATCCTTTAAAGCCTTTCTTGTTTTTATCCTTACCAGATTGAGTACGATTAATAATACCAACAATAATACTTTCAGAAACCGAATATAGAGCATCGCCAGTATTTTTCAACCGCTTCTTGTATTTGCCCCAGTTTGGCTGTTTAGTTACCCTTATACCCATTTGCTTCGGCTTCTTGTTTATCCATCTTATAGAACCTATGACGGCAGTTGTATGCCCTATCTTGGTCGTTTTCTATGCGGTTCTTACGACTATCATCATAAAACCTATTGCGCTTTAATACATTGCGACAAAAATCTCTGGTTCGACCATCATTAACGCCCACGTAAACCCAAACGCCATCTTTAATATCAGCAGCACGTAAATCAATCACTTCTTGTTGAAACTCTTTAATCGCTGTTCTGGCATAAGTCTGTGAATACTTGGCAAGGTTAGAACCCTCTAATGTTTGAGCAATACCAGCAGTCATATCAACAACCGAAGCATCAGATATAGCATACTTGTATAACTCACGCTTAACACTCAAGCCAACATCATCACCAAGGCGAATAAAGAAATCACGCTTCATCTGCTTTAATATCTGAATCTTAGTAGCATCATCAGCAGTAAAGGCAGTCTTTAAACCACCCGCTTCAAATGCTTGTAATGTTCCAGAATAGATTGAATCAAATTGCGTATCAATCAAATCATTAACTAAAACATAATATCCAGCATCTTGTAACGACTTACGCCAAACAAATTCATATTTCAATATATCGTCTTGGCTTAATCCAGCAAGTTGAGCATTGGCAATTCGTCTAACACGCTCAAATACTTTTTCCATCTCGCCATCAAACTGACGTATAAAAGCATCAACCTCGCTTTGAGATTGATTGTATATGGCATCAAGCGTTGGCATTTAGACCTAAAGCAGCCATTGTATCGTTCAGAGAGCCACCAGTTTTAACCTTGTTAAGCATATCATTACGAGCATTAATATTATCATCAACATCAACACGAGCATCTTCTTCAGTTAAGTCTGGATTATTACGCATCAATACTTTGTGCGGTGAACTAAGACCCAAGTCAATACTTTGCTGGTCAATAGTTAATTGCTCAGTTTCACTTGCTGGGTAGTTAGGCTCAACAAAATCAACAGTCATTTCTCCATTAACAGCCTTGCCATAATATTCAGATACTTGACCAATCAATGTGAATAACTCTTTTTCATAAACTTTAAAGTCTGCTTGTTGCTCTAATGTGAATCTATCAAGTTTGAGGTTCTCCATCTGTAAAGCAAAGCCAGATGATGCTTGGCTAGTCATTCTAAATTGAGATGGTGATACACCGTAGCTAATCGCTAGGTTGTTTGCTAAGTCTTGCGCTACTCTATGAAGTTGTTCATAGTTTGACTGTAAGTCTAAAACGCTAATCTCTGTATTTTGTCCAGTCAATGTTAAGATTGATAATGGGTCTAATACTTGTCCGAGCAATTCACCCACGTTGTCACCTTTACCAACTAATTGTTTGAATGATTGTGTCTTGATGATGTGATTCAAAAACGTCAGATGAACTGCCATATCAATTGTACCACCAGTTAAATCATCACCCGTGTAAGAATCCCAGAAAGATTCATCTCTCCAACCGTTATGTAGATACACGAAAGGCAATACACCAAATGGATTAACCATTTCTTCATTATCTTCAACCGCTACAATCTTATCTTCACCAGATTGTTTGTCAATGTAATAATGTTCTTCATTACTCCAATACGCCCAGCGTTCCGTTTTCTGGTCTTTTCCTACCATCTCAACAAAGTATGCCACCCATTCAACATCACCTTGAGAATAGCCAACCTCGGTTAGATGTGGCAGTCTTAGCATTACCTTTGGCTGCTCTTTCTTGCCATCCCAGCTAACTTGTACCAGCACGTCATTAAAGGCGTTCATATACTTATTTGCTTGAGCCATTGTCTTGTCAATGCGCAACTCATTGTACAATTCTTGAGCATCATCTGATTCAAATGTTCTATTAACGCCAAAACTGTACACATTAGAAACAGCATTAACTACTTGCTTATAAATGTTGTTGTTGTCGTTAATTTGAACGTCTAATTTTAATTGAGCAAATGCCCTATAGATTTGACCTAATTTAGATACAACTTGGTCATTGTAATTGTCGTTATACATTTGATAACGCTTACTGAATTTAGCTAATCGTGAGCCATTGCTATTGATTGTGCTTCTAATGTCATTGCGTGGGTGTTTGTTAATTATCATCCAACTCTCATCCTAATGTTGCGAACTTCGGTCTTATGTAAGCCGTGTTCATATTCAATATAGTAACCCACCGAATCCACCGAGTGGGTTAAGTCTTGGTTTGACTTGTCAACTTCGCCCTTATCATTGTATGACATCTGCTCTAAATCAGTAATTAATTCTTGATTCCTCGAACATATCGCTATATTAACAGAACCAGCACCATTCCGTAACATAGAATTGAAAGCATTATTGCGGTCTTGTATTCGTGGGTTTGCCGTTTTAATCTTCATCTTATGGAATCCAGCATCACGTATTAAGTCGTAATTGGTTTGTGCTGTGCCTTGGCTACGAGCCTTACCCGCAGCATCACCATAGATTGTAGCACTAAATAAGTTAGCACCAAGGTGGGCGAACTTACTCTTTAAATAATCAAGC